CTGAAATGCTCATGATGAACTTCGAGTTCAATATATTTTACCTCTTTTAGAAGTTTTGAATTTTCAATTAGATTGAATTCAGAACCTTCAATATCAATCTTGACGAAATCATATTCTCGTTCTGAAAGATAGGTATCAATATCTACACAAGGAACATCAACAGAATATTCTGGATGACTCTCACTAAAAACAATCGACCAAGATCCAACATTAGGATGTCTGATTGATAGACTGATTGAATCCTCACCATAAAATAGTGCTTTGTTCTCTACTTGAACTTTATCAGTATCAACAGCTTTAAGAATGAACTCATAATTATCTGGATGTGGTTCAAAAATAAGTCCGTAATCAATTGAGTCAATTCTTTCTAGAAGGATGTTTGAAACTTCTCCAGTACATCCACCAACATCTACAAATGATTTAATATTATTTTCTTTCAAATATTCTACAACCGCATCAAAATATGCCAAATCATTCCATTCGACAGAAGTGTATTTTTTATGATTTAGAAGTGAATTTGTTGGAATACTCCAATGTCTCGGATCTGACATGATAATTTATTTGTATTATTGATTATTGGATCCCATCCCTCTTAACTTAGAGTAGACAGCATCTTTGATACTATTATAGTCTGCATAGTTGGCATTGTCAATGCTATTATCGTTGACAAAAACTTGATCGTATCCAGTCTTTTCAAGAATTTTATTCTTAATATCTAATTGCTTTTTCTCTTTCTGAATTCTGCGGAGAAATGCGTAGTGAATGATTTGAGTAAAATAAGCAAATGGATTTGTAGATTTCTCTGGATTAAAATTGTGAATATACTGAATACAATTTTCTACACCATCAGAAATCATATCATCTTTAAAGATGTAATTGACAAAGTTTGGTTTATAAGATAGGTGTGTAGCAATCTTCAGGAAACATTCCCCAAGGTAATTTGTAATTCTTGGTTTCGGAAGTCCTTTTTCTTGTGCTGCAATGATTGACTTTTTATACTCGATGATTGCATCTAAAAAGTCTCGATTATTAACATAATGTTCGGATTGTTTTCTTGGCATTCATTTCTACCTGCAATTCAGAATATATTAATTTTAACACATATTCTAAGGCTTGACAAGTTCTCAAATTATGAGTAGAATATGCCTGTTAAGGTTGATAGAGAAGCTTTAAGACTTATAGAGTTTTTCTAGATAGTCTCTAGCATTATCGACACTGGTTAGATAACCCATCTTTCTACTTAGGGTTTGTTTTTGATAATCAGAGTTATTTTTTCTAACAAACGTATTATACATTTTGATTGTAGTTTCATCAAAACATTCTACAATAGTTAGAACTTCATCCATATCAATAATGATCATGTCTGATGAAACTGTTTTTAACCAAGGATCTATTTTGTAGCAAGGTTGTCCTCTGATTAAAATTTCATCAATAACAACTGGATTTAACATCATTAGATATGTTTTATCACCTTCGTTAGAAGGTGATATCATAGAGAATATCTCCTCAGAATTTTTTAGTTTAATTGTTGCATAAAAGTCGTTATAATTGTTTTCCATTACTCTTTTAAATTAACGTTTATAATGTCATAATTAAAATTCTCTTGATTATAAATTTTAATTCGTTCAATTAAATGATTGAGTGTATAGTTTTTTAAACTCCTAATAGTACAATCATCGGCAATATCATAAAGAGTTGCTTTTGTTTTATTTTTTCCCTTTCTTAAAACTCTGCCAATGGATTGTAGATTGCGGATTCTTGATTTAGACGGACTAGCAAATATAACATTATGAAGATTTCTAATGTTAATTCCCGTTGAGAAAGTTCCATAAGATGCTACAATTATTGCGTTAGATTCATCCTCAGTAATTCGTCTGACTTCTTCCCGTTCATCGGAGTCAACACCACCATGTACAAAGAATACTTTCCTTTGTTTTTCTACAAGACTATTTATTCTTTCGAAAAGTGGCTCTCCATGTGCGGCAACCCGACTATAAAGAATTAAAGTATTACCCTTTAAATCTTTAGCTAAATTTGCAATAAATTTATTTCTTCTATCATGAGTAATTAAATACTGAATCTCATCTTCATATGATTCAAACTTTCTAGGATTATGTTTTAAAATCAAGCATCTTATTTCTAAATCCGAAACATGCCCCTTTTCCATCAACTCAGATGTACGTGTTACTCTGTAGCATGGTCCAAATAATCCTTCTAAAACCCACTTATGAGTTTGAGTTCCATCTAGTGTTCCTGTAAAACCATAACGATACTTAGTATGATGCAGATGGGTCATGATTGTGATCAAGGACTTACTCTTAAACAAGTGTGCCTCATCTCCAATAACTACATCAAAGTCTTCGAAATATTTTCGATCCATTTTATAAATAGATTGCCAAGTGGTGACAGTTACAGGAAGATCTGTTTCTTTCTCACGTCCAGCATATATCTTGTGACAATATGAATCAGAATCCCAACCATAATCCCGAAAATCCGAGACTAGTTGATCTACAAGACTGGTCGTTGGAACGACTACAAGAATTTTTCGGTTCTTATCCATATGATATCGCACGACTGCGTAAATCATTAGACTTTTTCCTGACGCAGTTGGACTTAGCAGAATCTTTCTATTATATTTTAATGCATCATAAACTGCTTCAATTTGATAACTTCTGGGATTCAAAGAAGTAATTGAGGCAAGATAATCTTTAACACCCTCTATACTAATTTCTTTATTAACCTCAAAAGGTTTTCCATAATATTTGTTAGTTACAAACTCGTAAGAATAGTTGTAATTAGAACAAAATTCTACTAATCTATGTAAGAGACCAATGTAGAGTCTTTTTGTCCGCATATCGAATAGATGAATCTCTCCGTTCCAATTTCTTTTTCGATATTGTGGCATAAATTTTGCATTGGGAACCTCAAACCTAAAGTGGTCTCTAAGTTCATATTCGATATGAGGTTCCGTAGTAATTTTTAAATATACTTCGTTACATTTTTCTACAATTAGATCAGCCATAACCAGCTTGGAATTTTAAGAATTCGATTGAGTTTTTTATTTGATATGTTCGGTTAGAAATTTGTTTGAGAATACTATCAATGTAATTAATCATTACTTGGTAGTATTCAATTTTCATGGATACGTTAGATAGTTTTTCGTCAGCATCAAGATATTTCTGCATTGCATCTTTATCCCTTACTTTTTTGGGAAAGGGATCTTTTACATATACGTCTGGATCTGCTTTTCCTGAGTAATATTCATATCGTTCATGCCTAATATTTTTCCGTTGTTGTTCTGCTTTTGTTTTAAGTAATACGAGGTTGTTGTAAATATCGTAATACTTAGAGTGAAGAACTGGAATATTGAGTGATTCTTGATGTAGATTGTCAATATCGATCTGGGAATCTTTATCCCACATCTCTTTAATCATTGCAATGTCAAATGTCATACGATCTGGTTTTTATTAAATTCGTTGGTTATATCGTATATACTATACTTGAAAGTTACTGATGCTGTAAAGTATTGAATATCTGTATCAGTCGCATCAAACTCGATATCAGATATTGAAATTGGAAACATGTCCTTAAACTTTACGTTATAATGTAAATTCTCAGAACTTGTTAAAATTTGTAGTGTTCCGTCTGAGTAAATATTCATCTGTTGACCTGGTGAATATTTGTTTCCCACTAAATTGGTTTCACTCTGCAAATCATAAATTTGATCGAGTGAATCTGGAAATCCTAACCCACGTATCCAATTTTGTATCTCAAAGTAATTTTCCATATCTTCATCGATTAAGAATCTGATTGAAAAATCATTGAACGTCATCACATCTCCAGGAACTGGAATCATTTTGAGATATGATGGTTGTTCTGTATAACCTAAATTAACTCCAGGCAAATTTACTGAGTTGGTAAAGTAAGAAAGTTTTGGTGCTCGAGCTAGAGTAAACTTAAACCCTACTGGAGACAAAAAGTTTCTATTTTGTATTTGCCTTTTGTATATGTTACTCATGATCTAAAGGTTTAGATACTCTATTTATTCTCCTATTTTCATTAGATAATCTTTAAGTCTTCTTTTAAGTTCTTCTTCCGATAAATGTGGTTCTTTTTTTAAGTATTCCTCTAAGACATAAACACAATGATTTTTTATTGCGACATCAGTAGACCATGATAGTCTTTCTTCTACGATGTCTCTTGGAGTTTTTAGCATGATGGTTTTTCTGCTTTATTATGTAGGCATAAAAAAAAGACCCCTTGCGGGGTCTTTTGAAACCTTAGGAATCCTATGGATCACATGAGGTTCTTAACTGTTACTCTTCTGTAGTAACGGTTTGCGTTAACCTGGAGTCTACCAAGACCCTGGCTACCAGCATCACCTTCTGCGAATGGGTTAGCAACTAGACCATAACGGGTCTTGAAGCCGATCTTAGGCTGGAAGGTGTTCTCACCAACGGCACGAACCATTTGGAGAGGAACATATGGGCAGTAGAATAGACCTGCGTCATATGGGGAAGTACCCTTATAACCTGCAACGTAGTACTGGTTAGCAGCAGAGTTTGCAGAATATGGGTCAATATATACACGGAACTTACCGAGTAGAGTACCAGCAAAGGTATTGCCAGTGTCATCTACATTTAGGTTTGCGTTGAGTGCAGGGGTGTAATCGAGAACACCAGCCATGGCTAGAGCAGAAGCAACGTCTGCGGAGCACATGATGATGTTGCCCTTTCCTCTACGAGTTCTTTGTGCGATTGCGTTAGCATCACGCTCGATTTGGAAGAGTAGACCCTTGAACTTCTCAACGGACCAACGACCATTGGAGTCGATGTCGAGGTCGAATTCACCAGCAGTTGCGGTGTTGACGGTAGCACCTTGCTCAGCAACCTTATAGATGGTTCTGATGACTTCGCGGTTGATCTCAGCAAGAATCTCTGTGGAGAGAATGTTTGCGAGTTCAGCCTCAGCATTAAGACCATGGATTGCCTTAATGTCTTGTGCTAGTTCTAGGGAGTACTCAGCTTTGAGAGCACGTGACTTTGCAGTAACGGTTACTTTCTCAATGCTGAATGCCATCTCGTTGAACTGATCGTTACCAACACCGAGATTCTCAGCATTGTCAGTTCTCATACCCTGACCAACAGAGTATGCGAGGGAGTTACCAGTACCAACTGGGTTAAGGACACCAGGGTTGCTTCCAACTTGTGCTGGAGTTGTACCCATACCTGCAGTAGCATCGGTCCAACCTTCGGTGAGATCACCTTCGGAAGACTGACCAGAGAATGCAGTATCTGCTTCGTTGAATAGTGCCTCGGTTCCAGACTGACTGGTGTAACGAGAACGCATTGCGAAGATCAGACCAGTAGGACCAGACATTGGCTGGACACCAGCAAGATCATAAGCAACTAGGTTAGGCATTGAGCGTCTGATTAGAGAAATCAGTACGGGATCAAAACCTGCAGTGGTGGTCTCTCCACCAGCACCTGTGAAACCACCATTACCAACTGCGTTGGTTGGAGCTTCAGCAAGGAAGGAGCCAGAAGTGTTAAAAGAATTCTGCTCTCTTAGGAATTTTTCTTGGTTTTCTAGCAGGACAGCGGTTACTGCTCTACGATGGGAATCTTGAATGGAATCAAGACCCTGATGGTCGAGAATAGGTGCCCACTTTTCCTGCAAGTGCTCTGAATTAGCGAACATTTGCGTATACCTCTAAGTGTTTTTTGGTTTGATTAATATTAAATTCAGTTTTTAGCAAACGAAGATAGTGTCTTCAGGTATGCTGCCATAGATCCAGAAACTACTTCTGGAGCTGGATCAGCACCTTCGGATAGTGTCTCAGTATTTGCTTTTGGAGTTGCTTTTGAAGAGAAATATGATTCTCTTAGCATTTCCAGTTTTTCACGATATGCTACTTCACTTTCAAACTCAACACTTTCAGCAAGTGAAGCGAGCTTCTCTTTCTGTGTCTCTGCGAGACCATCAGAAACTTGATCAAGAATACCCTCAGCAACAGCCTCTGCGAGTCTGGAGTTTAGGGAAACATTCTTCTCAATCTGCTCGTTGAGTTTAGTCTCCATTTCATCAAGTTTTTCTACCATGCTATCTAGTACATCATATTTGTCGTCAGGAATAGTTACATAATGTGCTTCAAAAAGATCCTTCATGCCTGAGAGGAAGCTCTCAGTCATTTCAGCCTTGAGTGCATGTTCTACTACGAGTTGATTTTCGGTCATCCACTCTTCAGAAACATACTCAAGGTAAGAATCTACACGATCAGTTAGAGCTTCTTTGATTTCTTGAACTTCTTCAAGAAGTTGCTCTTCGTACTTAGCCTCTAGGGCTTCTTTAATTTCGGCAACTTTAGAAGTTAAAGCTGCTTCGAATACTACTTTTGCTTTCTCTTTAAATTCTTCGGAGAGTTCTTCTTCACCAAGTAGAGCATTGACATCTTCTTCGATATCATACTCTTCTACTTGCTCTTCTTCAGCAACTACTTCTTCACTTTCTTCTTCAGTGACAATTTCTTCTTCAGTAGTTTCTTCTTCAGCAACTACTTCTTCCTCATCAAACTCTTCTTCTTCCTTCATACCTTTTGGCATAGGATCTGCTTTACCAGCAGACTTGGTTACAACGTCCCTAACTTGCTTAAGGGTTGCACCAGGTTCTTTGAGTTTTGCTGAATCGTCGTCAGACTTATAGTTCTCGGGGGTAGGACCACCAAGATCTTCTACGGAAGCTAGCTGTGTTCCTGGATCTGCCATTGTTGGCATAGGATCTGCTGGTTTTGCACCAGCATTCACAGCAGTTTTGGATTGCTTAGTGCCTGCTTCCATTTCCTGTAAATTGTTGTCACTAGACATT